TGTTGAATGTATTGATCAAGAAACGTTTTCCCTTGATCCAATCGTCATTGCATACAAAGCAAAAGATTCTGTCCTGAATAAGTTACCTTTCGTTTTGAATGATAAATCCCAAGTAATGGTTTCAGAAGAAACTATGAAGAAACTATCTACCCTAAATATAGATAGAAACGAATTAGAAGTTTTTATGGCTTCTGATTACCAAAACTTTAAACAAATTATTGAGGCAGTAAATGGCAATTTCTAAAACTATTATTAAACTAAGTCACATTGAATCTGTGATCAAAGTAGTTGCTGATGCTGCGGGAAGTATTACGATTGGGCTAGCTACCGACTTATTGAAATCCAACGAAGAATTGGATGGGGCTACCCCAAAAGTTAATATTGGAGCAATTGATTCTGCTATTTCAAATAATTCTGTTGTTAGCGTAACCCGTAATGCAGTTTTGAATATGAATCTATTTGAAAACACCCAACAAATGCCAATGGAATATGGGGCAGATTCTACCAATAACACATTTGATATTGGCGTGGCTACTACGGGCGCATGTACTGTATATTTTAGATTATTGAAACTACAAGGATATCGTCCATTATTTAGACCAGAACAAGGCATTGAACCATGAAATTTCTAATCGAAAAAACAATTGATACTGAAGTATTGATTGAAGGAACCAAAGAAGGCACCAAGCGAATGTATATCGCGGGGCCATTCTTGATGTTTGATAAACCAAATCAGAATAACCGTATCTATCCAGAAAAAGTAATGGATAAAGCAGTTAATAAGTATATCAAAGAATATATTAATGAGAATCGGGCATTGGGAGAATTAAATCATTCTGCTTCTTTATCTATTGATCCAGAACGGGCATGTATTCTCACAACGGAAGTCATCAAAGAAGGTAAGTATTGGAACGGCAAGGCCAAAGTTTTGTCTAGCCCCCTCGGAAAATTACTCGAATCATTAATTGATGATGGTGTCAAATTTGGCGTTTCATCAAGAGGTGCAGGGTCGGTTACTAAAAAGAATGGTTATACATATGTTGGGGAAGATTGGTTAGAATTTCTGATTCTTTCAGTTCAGTAAAATAGTTATCTCGTTGATAATCAAACGCGATTCTTGATTTGATGAAATCCCAATCTTCGGGGGTGATGATTCCCTTTAGAACCAATTGAACCCTTAATGCCTGAAGGAAAATATCAGAAAACTTGTTTCTTAATCGATCAATGAACTTAGAAAATTTAAGTTCATCCCTTGTAATTTCTTGGGAACGACCCAATGAAAATCCAGCATCTTGTTTTACCCGACTTTGGGGAATATTCAAAGCTCCATATACTTTGTTCAGAAAGTACATGATGTTTTCAATTTGACCAGTGATGTTTTCAGATGGCAATTGTTGAATTTCCGTGGACCTCCCCCCGGACCTTCTGGGTAACCAGTAGTCATCCATTAATGTCTGATGAACTCTGTCATCAGAAATTTCTCCGGTCGAATTGTTGTATATTACCTTATTTTTAAACTTAGTCATGATATTCTGCATATACTGATCTGCTTTTTGCTTTGGCATATCAGCAATATCAATATAGAATACCCTTCTTGATGGTGCCCTCGATAATGTATAAATCAAAGCAGCATCTTCCATATACCTCAATTGATTTGAGGGTTTTATGCATTTATTGAGATAACTAACCGTATTCCCATATTCATCAGTTCTTCCTGATGTAGCATGAATAATGGTATCAGGTGATAACTTCACCCCAGTTGATGTATTTGCGGTTCCAGTATCCCCATAGATAAAGTATTCTTGAACATCAGTAACTACATCAACCCCTCCCGGCCCTTTAGTTTTCGTTAGTTCCCGAACCTTCTTAGTTTTTCTTGGATCAAGATTACGAATTTCTTGAATGCCAAGTTTCAGATTGGTTTCATCAACGATGATTTGGGAATAGTATCTACCATCAACATACCATTGTCTAAAAATATCATGACCTTCTGCCCGAAAGTCATATAATGACAAAATGGTTTCAAATTCAGCAGAAATCAATTGTTGAATATTCAGGGGAATTTCGTCCCCCATTGTCCGAAAATTGATTGACACTGGGGCTTTGTCATCTTCTGATACAATAGCTTCATCTACAATATCTTCAATGGCATTATCAATTTCTGGATAATTTGCCATTGCCCGATACTTGTTAATGAGATCAACTTCATTAACAATACGTTTATTCAGGTCAAGATATACCCCATATGCCCCCGCAGATGAACCAGAAACGTCATGTTCAACTGCCCCATCATTAGTTGTTGGGGAAGTAAGGGCGGGATTAATCGCCGCCTTACGGATTTCAAAACCGAAAATATTGTACGACATTATATAGAAAGTTAATTAAGATGGATTGACAGAAAAATCTTCAAAGTAGTTGTAGGCAAACATTACCTGAAATACTTCAACTTGATTATTTAAGTCCCATGCTAATTCAATTGCCCCAACATCTACTGGCATTGCATCAACAATCTTAATGGTCTTGATGACAGTACCATTACGATCAAGATGTTTTACGATCAGATCAGCTTGATATTGGGCAGGAAGAATATTACCAGTGTTGTTGGAAATATTATTGATACCATGAGACCATTTCATTAAGGCATCCCGAATCAAGAAGTTTTCATTGTAGATAGCAACTGTCCATGGTTGGAAATCACGTTCGCCCGCTACATTGATCGAACGACCCATATAGAATACAGGTACTGGTTGAAATGTTGATGCTGGAAGGGAAGCTGAACGACAATGGAATTGACCCAATGTTGCTGCAACAGTACCCCCAGTTACAAAATTTGGAAATGATAGATCAACTTGAAACTGATTAGCACGGGCTACCCCAGTTGCAATTGATGATTTGAACCCATTAATATCGCTCATTTATTTTATCCTTAAACTTATTGTTTATTAATACTATTTAGGAAGATGTTTTATGTCTTCCTAAATGATATAATATTAGACTACTAATTCAGAAAATGAGGCCGAACTTCTGGTGGCAACAAAAGAAAGTCGAATAAACCGAATAGACCGAACTGGTTTAATGAAAATATTAGCGCGAAGTTCGCCAGCATCAATAGTATCAGGCGTATTCACAGTAGAACCAACATCAACAAAGAAATCAGTAATACCCTGGCGACCCTTTACATCCCGTAGCAGAGGAGTAATAGAACCAGCAAACAATTGACGGGTTAATGGTGTATTCTGTTCAAACAAATAGAATTTTGACATTGATGCAATTGACATTTCTAAACCAATGAACAGCATACGAACACCATGGGCATCAAATGCTGATGGACGACGCAGCATTGTCTTGTCCCCGAACAAAACTGTTCCTTCCCCTGGAAATGATACAACTGGATTGATATTGCGTTTAAACAATTCGTCCCTTGCTGGTTTGTCGGGATTGTATCCCAAACGGGTTACATTCTTAATCTGACCGCGATTCAAACCAGCAGGACTAAACCATGCTTCAGCTTGATCTGATGTACGGGCAGCAAGACCGGCAATATCAGCATTCAAAGGAATCCAACGATATACATCATTGTATTTGTCATATTGATATTTGTAACCAGAATCACAGAACCCATATGAAGAAGAAATATTAACGCTTTCATACCAAGCAATGATTTCATCCAACGTATCTGAAGTATCCCCAACCAATGGGGTTCCGTCAGCAACTTTACTTGGGGAAACATATGCAACAGAATTCAAACGGGTTTCAGCAATAGATTGAACAACATAACGGGAAACATCTTTATCTGCCTTGCCCGTGAAGATCAAGCGAACATCATATTTTTCGGTATTTGCAAAAATATCAAATCCAAGTTGAAGTTCCCCATTGGTTACTGTAGATGCTGATACGCCCGAAACCAGAGAACGGGAAACTGGTTTCTTCAGGGTATCATAGATTGCCCCAGATGTAATAGCAGAACCAAAAGCAGATGCCAAAGCAGTTCCTGTCATATCGGCAGTATCAGGATGATCCATCCAATAGACATACTTACCATTATTCAGCACTGTTTTGTAATAACCAGAAGAACCATCATCCTTCATAGCATTAGATGCTTTGGATACATTTTCAAAGGTTTCGAGAATAGAACCAACAGCCCCCGAAAATACCCCATCTTCATCTACTACAACCATATGAAGACCATCTTTAGATGCCCCCATATCAAGGGCTTTATTTGAATCTACTGGGGCAGAACCGAAATAAGAATAATATTCCCATTTAGCAACGCCAGTTAAACCAGTTCCAACAGCAGAATAAACAGAATCGACCGTTGCAACAGTTGCTGAAGTAATAGCAGTCACTTGTTTAGTTACAACAGAACCCCCAACAGTCAATGTTACAAAAGAACCAACTGCCAATTGGGTATCAAATGCAGTACCAGTACCAGTCAGAACATTTGATGCTGATGCAACTGCAATAGTGCCAGTCAAAGTCTTACTGAACGTATCAGAATCGGCCATGCTGACTTTTAATGAGTTACCCATAGCTCCGGGGTACTTAGCAGCAAACATACCAACAGCAGCGCTTCCATCGGCATATGTAGCCTCATAATCAGCCATGTTATTAATTGCAATAGCTGTACCAGTTGAAACTGCATTCTTTTGGGCAGCAACAGCAACCCGAACTAACATCAGATTATTTGAATAATCCAAAAAGTTTTTTGCCGAAAAGAATGATGCATAAGTAACATCATTTGGTTTACCAAATCGTTCAACTAAAGTTGGTTCATTGGTTACTTGGGTAACATCCAAAACTGGACCCCATTCGAAAACACCTGCGAATGCTGCAACATTAGAAGCTACTGCGGTAGTTCCAATCGTTTTGTCGGTTTCCGTAAAATATACACCTGCGCTCAGTAAATCTGCCATATTAAATCCTTTAAAAATATCTTTATCATCTATTTAGGCAAACTTGGTTTTGATGTATAATGCCTTATTTACTTATACTTAAAGGAATCCCCATGGCAAGAAATGTTGAACAAAACGCTAAGAACGCCCAAGAAAAACGTCGCAAAGAATCAATCGAAAAATATTGTAATGAAGATGAACGTAACATCAATTGGGTCGAATGTCATATTTGTAGATTTCGTGGACGTGATTTATCAGGGCATTTTCAAAAAGTTCATAAACTATCAAAAGAAGAATGTTTAAACTTTATGTGTGTTTGTCCTGACAAGAAGTTAAAATTTTCCGGGGAAAATAATCCAGCAGCAGGTCATGGGGGAAAGTACAGTGCGTTGAACAAAAATTTCGTTGGGTATCTTGGTTTAACCGAATTAGAAATAGAACGCAAAATAAAGATTGTATCCGAAAATATTTCATTAGCAAAATTGAATTCCCCAGAAACAAATAATACTAAGATTGAATATTTTATCAATCAAGGTATGTCTTTAGATGATGCAAAGACTGCATTACACAATAGACAGAACACAAAATCAAAGTAATATTAAATATTCCTATAATATTATAGGAATAAAATGGCAACATCAAGAAATGCATTTCGGGGAAATCAAAATCTAAAACAGATTGGGGAAAAGTTATATTTCACCGAACATCAAGTTCAAGAATATGCTAAGTGTTCTCAAGACCCAATTTACTTTTTAGAAAATTATGGTAAGATCGTTGCAGTTGGTAAAGGTGTAGTTCCATTTAAACTATTTGTTTATCAAAAGCGAATGATCCATGCTATCCTAAATAATAGGAAAATTATCGGGAAAATCGGAAGACAAATGGGCAAGTCTCAGATTGTTGCGGGATATTTTGCTTGGTTTGTTTTATTTGGGGGAAAGAATACACATTCTGCTATTCTTGCTAATAAAATGGCAGTTGCAAAAGAAATTTTTTCCCGTGTTCAATTTATCATCGAAAATTGTCCTAAGTGGTTACAACAAGGTGTTGCGGAATGGAATAAAACTTCATTAACATTAGAAAATGGATCAACGGTTTTCTGTTCTGCAACATCCCCATCTGCCATCCGTGGCTTCAGTTTGGACGCCATTTTTTGCGATGAATTTGCGCATCTGTCATCCAATCTTGCAGACGAATTTATTGCATCAGTATTCCCAACAATTTCTTCCTCTGATACTGCAAAATTAATTATTGTATCTACTCCTAAAGGATTGAACCACTTTGCTAAAATTTATATTGATGCCGAAAGTGGTAAAAATGGTTTTGCTAAAGTAAATGCTGAATGGTATGAAAATCCAGGTCGGGATCAAGCATGGCTAGATAATCAACGGGCTGAACTTGGGGAATTAAAATTTCAACAAGAAGTAATGACGAATTTCAATTCTTCATCAAACACCCTTGTACAAGGTTCCAAAATAGCTTCCTTAGTCTCAATTAATCCAATAAGAACCCTTCCTAACCTAAAAGAATATTTCAATCCCATTCCCGATCATCAATATGTCATGACTGTAGATGTTTCAAGGGGCGCAAATCTTGATTATTCTACTTTCACTATTTTTGATATATCAACCATGCCTTATGAAGTTGTTTCTACTTTTAGGGATAACACAATTTCAACTTTAGTATTTCCTGAAATCATTTTCAAATCAGCAACCAAATATAATGCAGCTTTTGTTCTGATTGAAACTAATGATCTTGGGCAACAAGTTGCTGATACTTTATTCTATGACTTAGAATATGAAAATGTCTATATGACAGTCAAAGAAGAAATCAAAGAAGGGGGCGGGAAGAATTCTGCCCCCGGTTGTAGAACCACAACAAGAACAAAAGCTGTTGGTTGTGATATCCTGAAAGGATTAATCGAAAATGATTCTTTGATGGTGAATGATGCTGAAACTATTACAGAATTTTCAACATTTATTAGAAAGGGTAAATCATATTGTGCTGATGATCAGAAACATGATGATATGGTCATGACCCATGTTATGTTTGCTTATCTGACAACCCAACCCGTGTTCAAAGACTTATTTGATTATTCTTTAAGGGAACAATTGTACAAAAGACAACTTCAGGATATTGATGAACAGATGTTGCCATTGGGATATGTGAATCGGGGAGATTCATCTAAAGAATTAGAAACAATGGTGATTGGGAATGATGTTTGGCAGGAATGGGGGGAAGGCCAAGACTTGTATGTGTTTTGATTAATGGGTCATTAAAGTTACATTAAAGGGTTAATGGGTGATTTATGATACATTTAAATTTCTTAGGGGTGACTACTGAGAATTGAACTCAGATAAAAGGAATCACAATCCTTGACTTTACCATTAAGCTATAGTCACACCTAAGAATTCTTGGTCTCCAATGTAGGATTTGAACCTACGCTACATGCTCCCAAAGCATGGATACTACCAGACTATATTAATCGGAGAAATTGATAGGTTCTAATGCAACTATCAAGCATTGATCTATTTAAGATCAATTTTATGGTGGGTTCATTCAGGTATGATCTGAAATTCTCAGTCTTATGAGGGCTGGGTCTTAACCAATTAGACGATAAACCCAATATCTTTATTATATCAAACTTTTCCTGAATTCCTGAATAATTTCCATAGTCTCATCATCGTTCAGAACAGTATAAACTTTGTTGTATCTTCCATAATAATCCCTCTGAAGTTCATGAACTCCCAAATTAGTCAAATTCTTCTTGACAAAATCAGTCTTATGTAATGCCCATGATTCCAAAGCTTCTTTTGGGTTGGATGCAATGATCAAGGAAGAAGTATCAAATGTGGTCTTGTTTGATGCATTCTTGAATTCGTAGAAAATTTTGTAGATCATGATAAGTTCCTTTTTCGCAATTCTTCTTCAACCCGTTCTGCCATAATCACTTCATATGCTTCAACCCATACCCGTTGACCAGAATTTGTATCTTCGACAACACAAGTCCCATATTCCTTAGCTAACTGTCTTGCTACCAATGTTGCAGTCTTCCAATCATCAGTGTTTGAAGTATAGATTGGCGTTTCCCTTCCTCTGGAACCCTGTATTTTGCTTGTGTATGCCCTAATGTTTAGTTTCATGATATTCATTTGAATTTAGATGGTTCTATTGTATCACGAAAATGCACTCAACAGGGTTGAAGTTGTTCTAAGGGGGGGAAACTCAGTTGAACTTAGATGTTGTTTATTTACAACAAAAACTGTTTAAAAACAACTAAGTCTAGTAGGTGTGTCTGACGAAGGAAGACCACCTTGCCCGTTAGGGCTAAAGGGTACAACTGCGTTTTGTTTAGAAATTTTCTTTATACGATTTCAAAGTAACTTCATGATCGAAATTTACTTTTCTATAATGGTTTATAATAGTTCTAGAATCCATTTAAACCTGTTTAGAATCGTTTAGAAATTATAATTAGATACAATGTATTAGAAACCATTTAAAACGATTGTAGATGGTTCTAAGACCTTTAAACACTTCTATAATGATTAGAAAATATTTATACGTTACAAAATAAATTTCTAAACCGCCTTAGTTGTTCTATGAGTTCCCTACGGGAACAGGAAGTTCTTCCTACGTCAGAACGTTCCTACTAGACTCAGTTGTTATTTATTTTTGTTTAGGATACAGACTTCTAAAACATGGAGATAGTCTTTAACAATAATGTGTCTCTCCATGATTTCTTTTAATCGGTGAGCGCAAAATCCAAGCCCGAAAATATATTTTCATCTTTCTTCAAAAAAGACCCAAAAACACGGGTTCCTATGTTACAATTACCCTAAATAGAATGTAGGCGTTAAAGTTTATGTCTACATTTATTATGGTTAGTCAGTTTTAGTCTATGGGGTTCTTGGGGATTATAAGGGAAGTCTAACCCCTTATGGTTTGGGCGCTGTAAGTGGAGGCGCGGAAATGTTACCCCATAGACTAAAACTGATTAATAAACCCCCTTCTGCGTTAGACCCGGAAGTAAAACAGAGGAAACTTATATGAACCCGAAAAACATTTTAACTTTTAACCATTCACTCAATGACACTATTATCACAATTAAAAATCACATGCGACTCATCCGGCGCAGGAAACTATAAATCAACAAAATGTCGGGAAAAGATTAAGACATATGTCCAGAATCAAGACAAAGCTATTCTTGTTGTCGCCTCTATTCCCCTTCAAAAAGAATATCAAGCCCATCTAATAAAAGATGGTGTTTCATATCCAGACTTTGCTATCATCAATAGTGAAGGTAATAAAGAAGGTCAAACAGTAGGAAAAGATTTCATTTCCCGACTTCTTGATACCACCGTCATATGCATCACTCATGAAGCATTCAAGATGATTGATCATAAAGGGATTTCTAAGGATACCCTTTCTAAGTTTAGATTAATCTTTGATGAAGCCCCCGTTCCATACTGGTCAGAAACTATTTCCCATATTCAATCAACAGATACTACATTTTCAATCGTTTCCCCTGATTTATCCCCGTATTTCCGAAAAACAAATGAAGAAAATGGATTTGTCGAAGTTGATATTAGAAAAACTGGCCTGAAGTCAGATTTGATTAACTATCAGCTAATGACTAAAATTGAAAATAGAAGTTTCATCAAACATCTATCTACAACAAATTATAATAGTTTACTGGAAAATCAAGCAGACAAGATTAATATTTTTGGATGTCTTGATTTTTCTATTTTGGAACTGTATAAATCTGTCTATGTTTATTCGGCAGCATTTCATACTACCCCAATGGGCATTCTCCTGAAAACACATGGGGCAACTATCAAGTATGATAGGGAATTTGAAAAACATGATCGACCAGTTATTTTTCATGCATCTACCATGAATGATGACCTTATTTATCATCATACAAAATGTAAAAATGGGAAATACCCAGAACGATTAGATAAATTTCGTGATTATACAAAGGAACGTATTGGGGAACAAAAATATATTCTATTGCGGAACAAATCTGATGATTCTAAATTGGATGATAATTGTGAATTAATTCCTCATAACTGTCATGGGGTTAATAGCCATCTAGATAAATGTAATTTTGTGTTTGAAAGTGCTTTGAACCCAAGTTCAGTGTTATCTGCATACATGAAAAATATCCTTAAATTTTCTCAAGAAGATATCATTTTTAGTATGTCAGGTAACACATTGTACCAAAGTATGATGCGATTGTCAATAAGAAATTTGACCCAAGAAGTAGAAGAAACCAATGTTTTTTGTATGGATGCAGTCAGTGCAGTCTTAATTTCTGATACATATTTTCATAATTATGAATTCAACGATATTTTGATATCATCCGGCGAATATTGTTCTGTTAGTTCTTTTGTTGATACATTAAAAGACGGTAAATATCAGTCTGCACCAACATATAATTTATATATCAATTATGCCGATTCGTTGAATTTATTGCCGTATAGTGTATGTGAATATAGAAGTATGATGGTTGCAAGCCCCTTTGTAACTAAGAAAAATATGACTCAAGGAATGTTCTATATAATCACTAAATATGAAGAACAACAGAAAGAACCTGTGGAACCCATTCGCCAAGCCTATACCAAAATGTTGACTGAAGAAGTCAACGAACCAAGTCTTCAACCCCATATTGATAAGATTACATCAACAGGAAGATTTGACATTACTAAAATCAAAAAGGATGATTCAAGACATTATACGTCATTTGATATTCTTTATAACGCAAAGAAACCAGAAGGGGCATTAGATTATCTATCCCAACCAAAGTATCCTGATAGGTCATCGCACGGTTGGTATGATCCAAAAATGTCTGAATTGAAACTTCATAATGCAGAAGAACCATTTGCAAGAAACATGGCAAGTTTGAAACCAGATTCTGAATATAAACAAACCATTCAAGAAAAAGAAACCCCGAACGTGATCTATCGGGGAATGTCTCACGAAGAATTTCATGATCTTAAAAATACTGGACAGATTCATTCTAAAGGCGAATTCAATATGGGGGGACAAGAAGGATTGACCTATTATTCAACTGATCCTTCTTCAGCCCAATCATATGCCCATTCGTTTGCCCCAATGCAATTCAAAGCTTCAGGAAAGCATAATGTTTATGTGGTTGGGGTAAAGAATCCGGGCACGGGCGTAAAAATTGCCGGAACAGGGGAACATGAAGTAGGGATTCCCCATCCAATTAAGATTTCTGATATCGTTTCAGTTCATGAAGGTAAAGCATATTCTGCCCAAACTGGAACTGAATCGTTTACTAAGTCCCATTATGGATTGGAAAGTGGTGGGGGGGCGCAACCAAGCGTTTTTGTTGGTTGGAAGAAATTAGTATAAGGAAAACATAATGGAACCAATTAGACAAGCCTACATTCAAATGCTAACAGAAAAATTCGATAAGGATTTACCAGTTGCAGATATTTCTCATCATCGTTCAAAAAAGATAGAAGAATCTATTGCAACATGGCAGATGGATGAACGGGCTAATGATATTTCTGATTCTTTGGAACCATTGGAAAAAGAACATGCATCTAATCTCAATCAGAAACATTATACTGCGGTTGATGCTTATATTACAGGGGGTTTGGAAGTCGGGGAAACTGGTTCTAAATTATTGAATCGACATCTAATTGACCGTCATTATGACAAGAAACCCCATGAAACGGTACATCATTATGGAACGGATCATAAAACAGGACAACCATTAAAGACCCTGAATACTGATGATTTGGATGATGCCCTGAAACAGAATCATTTAGAACATGCCCTGACTACATATTCAGGATTGGGATTTGACCCAAGAACTATTTTGGATCACCGAAACAAATTATTACTTCCTGCTTATACTTCTTCATCAACAAAAAGAAATGTTGCGTTTGCTTATACTAAACCTCATTTTGGGGGCGAATTCACCGAAAGACATATTCTGAAAATTTCTCATCCAAAGGGGTCAACGGGATTGTATATTGGGAATAATGAAGATTTGAGTCCATTTGGGCAACGAGAACATATTTCCCCAAGGAATATGAAACTAACAGTTAATCCCGATCCAGAAATTCATTTTGACCCCAAGAAGAATCAAAAATTATTTATTTGGGCAGCAAAAAGAACGACAAAATAAGAAAAGGGACTAATGAAGTCCCTTTTTAATTAAGCTAAGTAAACTTAGACAGTTACTTTAGTTCCAGCGGCAGCAGCAATTTCGGTTGAAATAGTCAAGTCGGCATTCACAGTTGGACTAACATCAGTTTCAACAATAGTACCCCCCGCAAGGGTAATCAATTGCGCCCCAATAGACAAAGTGGTTGCAGCTACTGGTACAGTAAAGCTAAACACCAAAACGTTACCTTGACCTGCGGTTGATGTATAACTTGCTGGAATAGTACCAACGCCATCATTCAGAACAATGGATGGGGTTCCAGTAACAGTAACCTTTTCGTTGAATGTAACCCGAACAGTCTTAGTAGTCCCGGCTGTATAAGTACCAGTTGCAAATTTTACTTCAGTGATTGACGCAGCCCCAAGTTTAGTTTTTAGATTTGCAATAGCAACCAAAACTTCATCGATACCATTGTTATGACGAAGAACCCAACCAGCATTAGTTGCAAAGCAACGTTCTTTTTCTTCTGGTTTTAACCAATTTGGCATGACCTCATTCCCAGATTTAATACCCCATAGTGCTTGACCCATTTTATTTTTCCTTTAAAGATAATTCTATCATCTATTTAGGCAAACGCTATCTTCCCTAAATATACAATAACTATATTTAATACGATGTCAACTTTAAACTCATTATTTCCAAGGGGAACAACTTCAGAACAGGATTTGGTTGAATCCCTGATCATTGAATCAATACGTCAATATGGTCAAGACTTCTTCTATGTTCCCCGAACATTAGTTGCCCTTGATACTATTCTTGGGGAAGATTCCCTTTCGAAGTTCAATGATGCTTATCCAATTGAAGGGTATATTGATAATGCAGATGGATTTGCTGGTCAAGGCGCTTTTGCATCTAAGTTTGGTATGTTCATTGAAGAACAAGCCCAAATTACTATTTCAAGGGCAAGATGGAAAACTTTAGTTGGGGATTTTGGAACATCATTGCTTCCTGAAAGACCAACCGAAGGGGATTTACTATACTTCCCAAAAACATCTGGTTTATTCGAAATCAAGTTTGTGGAACATCAGAATCCATTCTATCAAATTGGTAGATTGTATGTATATAAACTAAAAGTAGAACTATTTCAATATTCTTCTGAACGCATTGAAACTGATATTACCGAACTGAATCAAATTGCTTTGGACATGACATTTGATATTAAAGATAAACTGGTTCCAGAAGCGAACCCAGCTAAACGCGACTTCTTCACAAATACTGATATTCAAACTGCTGCTGATGCAGTTCTGAATTTTGATGAATCAAACCCATTTGGAAACTAAGGAAAAATATGAATAAAGAACAAGTAGAATACCTATTAGAAGAACGACTTGATATTCTATCAGAAAGTCAATTGGAATTTCTTTTGGAATCAAGAATTGATACGATCAAGCAGATGTTTGGTAAGAAGATTGATACAAGTCATGACCCAAAAGCATCTGGTATGCATCCCCATGAAGTGATTGATAAAATTGCAGAAATGGACCCAACCCCAAACAAAGCGAATACCCAGTTTCTTGCTAAATCTTATGCCGAAAACAAAGATTTTACTTTGGGTGATGCAGACAAAGTAAAAGATACTTTACAAGCGTTTCATGAAAACAAACCAAACTTAGAAATTAGAGATATTACTAAGATTAAGTCTTTGGATCACATGAAGGATTTGTTGGCCCCTGTTCGCCCAAGAGCAGAAGCAGTCGCAAGCGGGGTTCAACCATTAGAAAAAGTTTTTGACCAGAATGGGGCAACTGGTTTTAAAGTTCCTAATGTAGAAACAATGGTTCATAACTATGGCCCATCTGGAAAAATTTGCAAAGCCCGTTGGTGTACAGCATCGCCCGGTAATGGTCACTTTGAGGGGTATAAAGGGGGTAAATATACCCTTCATCTTCCAGATAACCAAATACTTCATTTGCACCATAAATCTAATCAATTGAATAATGAACAAAATCAAATGATTAGTATTGACCCCAAAAATCCTGATCCAGCAACAAATTTTTCAAAACATGCAGATGAAATTTCTGATTTCGTTAGTCATACTGCAAAACTTGAAGGGTATGCCCCCGGAACTTCTGATTTAGAACAACAGTTTAAAAAACAAAGTCCTGACGCAGTAAGTAAGATGTTGAAGGAACATGATTCTGAATTTGTTCAGGGTAGAGGGGTTGATAATGCATACAAAGTAAGACAAACCCTACAACATCATGCCCTTCCTATTTCAGACGAAGACTTTGAAACCCTTAAAAAATTACCCCTTGGTCATGCAACAGATCGTGATTATACTGATCATACTGCAGGAAATCCAAGTTTGACCGAATCTCAACGTCATCATATTATTGAAGCCCATGGTTTGTTACCAAAATTGGTTGCTCAAGATAATTTATCCCCTGATATTATGCATACGATGATTGGTCATATATTAGCGGATACTGATGTCCACCAAAAACATGAAGATTTGAAACGTTTGATTAATTCTCCAAGTATGAAACCTGAACATTTTCAAAGAATCATAAACAATACTGGGGAAGATTATAAAATTCATGCAATAAGTAATACGAAATCCCCTCACGTTCCGATTGAATATTATCATGAGTATATTGATGCTGGCAAAAATGCATCTTTCCCCGAACTTGCATCCAATAAATTTACCCCTTCAGAAATTCTTTCAAAGATTTCTAAACAACCAAATTTAAGAAGGAACGTTCAAAGTAATCTGTATTCAAATCCAAAAACCCCAAAAGAAGATGTTCATCGTATTTTGACTTCAGGAACAACAGATGATCCAATTCGGGTTTCTAATTTTGATGCCGTATTAGACAGAAAAGATATTACTCCATTTGACGCTGATACATATACAAGACACGTTTTAGGAGGCACAATTTCCCCTCAATCGACAGGTTGGTTAGCAAATAGAAAACTCCCAAAAGAAGCGATTGATGCTATCATTAGTCATCCAAAAATAGGTATGATGAATCTTGATAAATATGATGTTTCCATTACTGATAATCCAAAAGTAAAAGCAGATGACCTGACAAAGATTATTAATCATCCAGGATTCTCAACATCAAATGTGCATCATGTTGGTTCGATTTTATCCGCAAAGACAGCTACGTCAAAACATATTGACCAGATAATGGATAAGACGATCGAAAAGGGGGAAAGATCAGCGTTAGACACCCAAACCAAAATGATTGCTGATGCGCCCCCTAAACTTATTAACGCGAACCATATTTCTAATCTGATTTCAAATTCAACAGCCCTGTTTCATGCAAAGATTGAAGCCCTGAATCACCCAAGTTCTCAATTATCAAGCTTTGATATTGTAAAGGGAAACCCAAGATTTCATGGGTTCCTTTCTAAAAATGAAAGAACTCCTCCATCAATTCTTCATTCGTTGGTATCATCGCCGTTTTCCCATGTTCGGGAAGCATTGGCTAAGAATCCATCAACCGAAGAAAAAACATTACAAATTTTGCAACATGATCATGAACCATCAGTATCAATTGCTGCTAAGCAACGGTTAATTAAGGATTAAAAATGACTATTGAATTAGATAAAAAAGATATCGAAGGAAACAAAGTATTATTTTCTGATACTACTACGGGTGATCCTGTTGCTACTGCGGAAAAGATCGGGGCATATACATACAAGAATATTAAATGGCATCCAGTGATGCAACAATTATATCCCGGTCAGACTTCATCATTGACATACAAAGGTTTTGGGCATTCATCAAAACAATATGATGAAAATGATATACATCAAAAGATTGGGGACAAGTATGAAGAAATGATTAATGATGTTGACATGCCTGACCCAGTAAAGACTAAGTTTGATTCAACCAACTTTACCGACCATGGGGATGCATTCAATAATTATCATATTTTTGATAAGAATGATAAACATGTTGCATCTATTCATATTCCATTTAATATGGATGGGGTTCCTGAAAATGGGCATAGTTCAAATCTTGAATCTAAACTCGAATTTCATGATCGACAAGTATCTGATCATACTATGAATTTAGTTAGGAAGAAATTTCCGGGAAATCATCCAATAAAATTATTGATGCAAGCTAAACACATCATTGATCATCCCGATTACAATCCAGCATTTGTCGGGAAACATACTTCGATTTCTGGGGGTATTGGGCATAAAGCATTCACAACCAGTTTGTCAACTGAAGAAGCATCAAAGAAATATGAACATCATATAAAGACTTCTTCTGAATATAATTCGATTTCAAATTTCAAAAGGCATTCCCCAACTTTGTTTACTTTCGATCATGGAACAACTGCAGACGAAGACGACGATAATACCCATATGGTAGATTCTTCAGAAAAAGGGATGTTGATTCATCACATCATGAATAAAGCTCAGCCGATTCATTATAACAATCGGGATAATGAACAAATCATTGATTGATTAAATAAGACAAAGGAAACCTATAATGCAGAATTATGACGCAATCGGTAAGGCATATGCAGCCTTATATGAATCTAAGACAAGTACAATCTTGTATGAAGAACTTCTAACAGAAAATGCAAAGATTGACTTTCTGAAAAACAAATATCCAGAAATCAATACAAGTCATGATGGTTATGCAGTACATCGTAAAGCATCTGATGTGATTGACTTTTTAGCAACTGTTGATCCAACCGAAAAGAAACTCCATACCCAAAAACTTGTTCAGATGTATCATGCTGGTAAGTTTAAACAAGAAGATGCCCCAAGGGTTTCTTCCGCTTTACAGAATTTCGAATCCAAGAAATCAATGATGCCGATTGAATCAAGGGATTTTGGTAAGTACAAAACTATCACTGAACTTGAACATGCAACTGCCCCATATCTGAATCAAGCAAATACATTAGCAGCAAGACGTTCAGTAAACAAAGACTTGCCCGGTATTCATACCATGTATGATGATGAACATATCACTATTAAGCATGTTGGTAACGAAGCATCATCCCAAAAAGCATATGGTGCCCCCGTAACTAAATGGTGTACTGCTTGGAATACTAATTGCCGATACAACCAATATAATCAAGATGGCCCCCTTTTTGCAGTACATCGTAAAACTGATGGGGCTTTATTTCAATATCATCCAGCGTCTGGCGATTTTATGGATTCAAATGATGATAAAATATCTGATGCAGACTTTGCTTCAATTAAACCAAGTCTACACAAGGCTTGGTCTGAAAATCCAAGACAACTATTACATGGCGAAAACTTACCAGGAAGAACTGAATGAAAAATGCTAAAGAAATGTTCCAAAAATTGAAGGATGCTAAATTTTCTTCAATCTTAAAATCTGTCCCGAAAAATCTGTCTGAATCAGATTTGATGACCTACATCAAGACTTTACCAATTGTTGAAGCATTTGAACGTAAAGAATTGGTAAAGTATCTTATTGAAAATTCAGACAAAACTTTGGTTGTTACCAAGTATTCTGAAGGTGATCCAGTTCAAGTGTCAGATAACTATGCCCCCCATGCGTCTAAACATGGTAAGGTGATGTCTTTAGGTCAAACTGAAGGTCACTATACCATTAAGATGAATGATGGTTCTGTGGACGAATTATCCGCCGAAAATTTGATGCACGATAATAAAGCTGAATCTGAAGGTATTGTTACTGAAGAACATGATGAAGAATCAGAAGTTCATGAATCAAAAGGGGAAGAAATTTTCCGTCAAACAGGTAAGGGTGGTCAGATTATCACTATTGAAAAAGAAGGCGAATATTTTGCTATGCTTCGAACAGTAGACGGTAAGATTATTGATAAACAAATGTTTAATTCTGCCCAAGCAGCGGAACACGCAATTCTCCCGTATCTATAATGGTTAACGAAAGATTTTTGTTAGATTTCACTGATCCATCTTTGGGGCATTTTGGACCAAAGGATTCTTTATCGGCATTTCTAAAACATCCAAATTCTGATATTAAACCTGAGCATATTGAAGCAGGAATGAAGTCTGATGATTTTGATGAATTTATTCCCGCAGCAAGTCATAAAGATGCAACAAGGGAACAACTTGAACGGGGATTAACCCATGCAAATGGATTTGTTCGGGAAATGACATTGGCAAAAAGTCCTAATGTAACAGAATCTGATGTTGAAACTGCATTTAATGATACTAATAGAAATGTTGTGTTATCAGCATTAAGCCATCCAAAAGCATCAAGTAAGGTTATTTCTGATGCCCTTCAAAGTAAGGATCAAACGATGCAATTATCGGCATCTAGAAATCCAAATATCACAAGCGAACATATTCAAGCATTTTTAGATTCCCCTGCTCAATATAAGTATTACGGGGCAAAACAAAAGTTTGCCCTTTCCCCAAAAGTAACTAAGATGCAATTATTCAGACTTGCAAAAGACCCGGATTATTCTGTTCAGACGCAAGCGAAGAAAAATCCATTGTATAACCAATACTTCCCAAATGGGCATGAATGGTCAACCGGAAATTAATCTAGTCATTAAATAATCAACAACTAAGGAGTATATTATATATGGAAAAAGATGAAGATTCCGTTTTGGTTATTAAGAAATCAAACAAGATGATGTCGAAAATCAATGAACACTTTTTTCCAGGAAACCCAGATGTAAAACAAGCCTTTCTTTACCTTCATGGGGAAATTTCGACCGAAAAATGTGCTGACATTATCGGGGCTATTCTTGAACTAAATCAAGATGAATTCTATGAGGATGAAGATGGTGATATTTGCATGGAAGACAAAGTAGATGTTATCAATCTTTTGATTTCGTCTTCGGGTGGTGATATGGTAGCAGCATTTTCTACAATCAATATCATTCGGGGATCATGTATTCCGATTCGTTGTATTGCCCTTGGGGAAGCAGCATCAGCAGCCCTATGCTTGCTTATGGCGGGCCATCAAAGGGTAGTAACCCCATTCACCACTTTATTGTCCCATCAGTTCTCTACGTGCGTTGATGGGCCTTTACATGTTATCAAGAATGCAGTTCTGGAATTCGATCAGTATTTCGAAAAGATGATTCTACTTTATCAACAATGTACCGGATTGGAAAAGGAATATATCAAGACTGAATTACTCAGTAATCATGATCACTTCTTTTCGATTGATGATGCCCTGAAGTATAACATTGTTGATTTGATTTCTGATCTACGCTAACACTGGTTCATCAAAAGTTAATTTAATAAAGCTCCTAACGGGGCTTTTTACAATTGTGGTTTCCCTTGTAGTAGCATTTCTGCATTTAGTATACTTGTGGGTAAATCGAATAGTATATTGATCTTTAGAATCAATCTTTTCAATTTTAAGGATTTTACCAAAGTGATTATCAACAAATACATGTTGCCCCACTTCAATTTTGTCTGGTTCAAAAGGATTTTTCATTTTTAAGCTTTCCATTTTTTATTAATAATATTGATCATCTGGCGATGTCCTTTTTTCATAATGAGGCAATGTGAATTCATCCAACTGGAAATTCCAGTTGTATAATCAAGTTTCAATAAAGAACTTGTTCCGACCTGATAGGCATTTCCGATGATTCCAGGGGTGTGGCTGTGCCCAATCACCGACTTATCGCAAAGATTAGAAAACTGATTGATGCTTCCCCGAGAACCATTAGCCCCTTTATCAGAATGATGACTAAGCTCAACATCCCCGATCATGAATGATTCATCCCGTTTCAGAAACCTAATATCAAGCAAACCAGAATCTTTACAGTATTCTTCAAACACATCAATATGGTTTACTCCAATTGCAGTTTTTTCCATTGATTCAATAATTTTGTGCATATACTTGAAATAAAATTTTGCATTCCAAGGTTGGGTTCTGATATCTATTGAACTCAAATACTGATACAAATGGTCTGTATGATTTGATGCAACCATAATGTTCTGGAATGACCCATTAGAAGTTTTTCTAATGTAATCAACTGTCAATTTTAATTCATCTTCGACATTATTAGTCCCAAAGATAGCCTTACCAATATTCCGAATAGTATCATTCTTTGTGTGGGGGTTTCCGCTGAAAAAATCTAACACGTCATGACGGATAACATACTTAGGTTTCAACGTATTAACAACAGAATCAGTATTCAAATAAGTTGCATTCATCACATCAGGACAAGCAACAAACGCATGTTCATCCCCAGTCACTAATGCTTCAATACCTTCAAAAGTAGATTCTTTTCCTGAATAGAATGTCCCAATATCATAGAATGAACCTGATTCATCTGATAACAAAGTACGAATATGAAAATCATTATCAAGATCAATTTCAACCAAGACAGCAGCAAACGTATGGTTGAACTTAGCCCGTTCCCCAACTTTACTACTTAGATAATTTGGTTTAGAAATAGCCCCCGTAGTATGAAGAATTGCTGGATGTCTTGTTGCAGAAACTGCTAAAGATTTCATACGAATTTGAGGAGATGGTACAATCAGCGTATCCCCTCTTGAAATGGATTCTAAACCAGACAAAGGATTAATTGCCGTTGGATTGAAGTTAAATGATCCCATGACAAAAATTTCATCGTGAATCTTCAGTTTGTTCATAACAAACTTATGTTTTAGCGAATCTGGAATATTGAATTCATAATCTTCAGCCTTCTGATAGATCATAGGAACAATCAGAAGTTCAGCAGAATGCTTTTCGCAATATGATTCTAGGGTAGAAAGAAACTTCAGGTTGATTTCAGTATCATTCTGACATGCAGTAATCACATACCGTTTGATAGAAGAATTATCATTGGGAATGGTTTCATCAACAGAATCCCAAGTTGGTTCTTCGCAATATTTTTCGGGTTCAATAGGATCAACAGATTCAATCGTTTCCATAAAATGTTTAGAACAATCTATACATTTGAACCGTTGTTTGGTAGTACCATCAGAAGTAGTCTGAGTACCTTTTTTGATGATTGATTCAGAACCACAATCAGGACAAGTTTTTTCCATAGAACTCCAAATAAAGAAAGGATTCAAAACAACTTGAATCCTTTCTATTTAGGGCTAAAGCCCGATTAAGCCCGATCAGCAAACGGTAGATTCGTGAATCCAAGATATTCTTTTACATGAGATTCAGTATAACCGGATGGAAGTTCTTGTACTTTGAAACCTTTGTCGAAAAGATTCTTCGCATAGACTTTGTTGTAAAAGAATGCTGCAACAATTCCAGCAAGACCATAAGTTGCCATACAGGAAATCACAATACAGATGCCCCAAATCCAATCTTGACGAATTAACGCTGGAATGCCACCCCAAAACGCAGTTGTCCAAGAAAATCCCAAAGGAACCTTCTTAGTTTCCATACCATTAGTAAGGGTCATAGTTGCATAAGCCATTTTCGTCCTTAGACAAAGTTATACCGAACTGTACGAGTAGTCACCTTCTTACCAGTAGCTTTCTTTTTTGTAGTCTTAACAGTGTATTCCCGATCTACTTCATGACCGCGTTCAATGAACGTATGAATGGCAGATGAAGGATTAGAAAGTTTAAACATAGCCCGTGCTTGTTTTCGGGTGATAGTACGACCAGAAGACAAAGCAGAAAGGAATTTTGAAGTTTTAGAAGAAGGTTTGGTCATTTTTAGTTCCATAGTAAAGACAACAAGGAATTTTGTTGTGGGGAGATTATAACATGGTTTTGGGGAATGAATGAAGTTTTGTTAAAACGCATCTAAAATTTGTTGTTTGATGATTGAATTGTAATCTTCGCTATCATTGCTGTAAATTTCAAAATATTTATACCCATGATTGATCGCATTTTTTCTTTTTCTTTCATCAAGTGCAATAGATTCTGTATATGTTATATTTTTGTTGAATGGATTTTTCCATTCCATTAATTTTTCAATTGGTAATTTTGGATTTGCATGAAACATATGCCCATGATATTCAACAATAACATCTTTGAAGGTAAAATCATAGAAAAATATTCTATGTATCGATTCACTTTTATCCCATAATAATAGTTCATTTTCCCCATATTTTGACATTGATAAAATATCTTGTGGTATGAATGTTCTAAAATATTTTAGTGATTCATCAGAATAGAATCTGCTTCGGCTTACGATATAATCTTCGTACTTTAGTGTTCCTTCTATATCACCATATCTCGCTATATATTTATCAAGCGAATGTCCTGCTTTATTTTTGTATTCATTATGTCGTATTGTCCCTTGTTCTTTCCCATATTTTTGTATGAAACCATCCAATGACACACTCAATTTTAGTTTAAGGGCATTATATTTTTCTAAACCAATTTCTTCACCATAAACTTGTTTACAATATTCAAATGTAAATCTATGCGCATCACACCACGCATTATATTTTACTGTACCTTGTTCCACTCCATATTTATTACAAAGTCCTTCTAATGAAACAGCTTTAGATGCATTGATCAAATCAATTTCTTCTTGTGGTTTTGCTTTTAATGTGTTTTGCCATAGCACTTGACGATTGTTGAAGACTGTTGTTCCTTCTTCTATACCATAACGCGAAATACATTTTTCCAATGAAAACGTAGATTGGCGTTCTGATAATATACTGGTAGCTTCTTCTAATGAATAATTTTTAGACAGATAATATTCTATACAAGTGTGATTCTTTTCTTTTCGTTCCTCTTTAGAATACTTATTCACATACTTATATGAATTTTGTGTTTGTATGTTGCTTACCATTTGGATAGAGTCTTTTTCCGAATATCCCCGTATTATCCAAAATTCAATTTTTGTACATTGCGCTACAAGAGTCATTGATAGTTCTTCGGGGGTGATCGTATTTGTGAAAAACTTAAATGCTAGTTCAGTTGCCCGTTCTGGTAGATAATTTCTTTTTAGCCAAAAATCGGGAAAGCATTTCTTCTTTTTGCGATTTCGTTCAGATGATGCTAAAAGTTTTGTGAATTCGTCATTAGTGTATTTCATGTTAATATATGTAGTTTATATACATATATTTAGTTTGCTTCCCAACACCTGCGACACCATTCTGATCAGAATGGTGTCTTATGAAATATTTATTAAATGATACCCAAAGACTCACAACTTTTCAGCCACGATCTCGCAAAACCTGACCTAACGCAATCTTCCGGAGTAAACTTGAACATTTTGATTTCGGGAATATTTTTTGCTACTGCCATAAAATCATCATATCCACTAACATCGTTCTTCTTTACTACCAAATCATTCTGTAAAAAATCACCATTAATGAAGATTTTTGTCCCTGAGCCAATTCTCCCCATAACGGTATTAATTTCAGACCAGTTAAGGCACTGAAATTCTTCGAGGATGACAATTGCCCGATGGAAGGATAACCCTCTCAGTACCGATGTTGTCATGAATTCAATCTTTCCTTGTTCAACCAACTTATCATAAGCCCCTTTGAACCCAAAAAGATCAGAACAAATATCAACAATTGGGATTGTCCACAATAAAGTACGTTCTTCCAAAGAGCCAGGAAGGGCACCTAGATCTCTGATACTATTAATTGCGCGGATAATAATAACTTTGTCATATTCACTATCTTTACGCAATACTTCTTTCAGGGCCAATGCCGTTGAAACCATTGATTTTCCGGTTCCAGCACTTCCGTGCAAAACATATGCAGTTGCCCAATTATCTTTCCATGCATCAAAAACTTCTTGTTGGGTATTAGTTAGGGGTTTGATATCCTTCATATCGGTTAGATTAATTGTTTTCTGCCTATTCTTAGGAACAATGAGATCAGTCACATTTGTGAGGCCAATCCCCTTCTTAACAATCTGCTTCTTCTTCCTATCCAATCTATTCAACTGATTCAATTTATTAATAGTATCTGAATCGAAATCTTCCAAAATTGGCTTTACATTACGAGAACTACTTGTACGACGCGCCAGAATTTTAGATTTTTTAAGCATTTATAATTTCCTTGTTGTAAATAAGAACCAATGGTATACCATTGGGAACAGAAGTTTTGAAGTCTTCTTAATTGTATTTAGTAAACTTCCCTAAATAGATCAACAATCTACCATAAAAATATGTCCATTCATTCAATTCGCCCCCAATTCCGAAAATCTTTAGCATCAACGATTCTAAAGGATATTCAGTATAAGAAATCAAATTACTATTACTTTCTTGGTAAGTTAGAAGAATGGAATTCAAGCGAAATCCCCGATCTGATTCCAACTACATATGAACATGATACTGCTACTAGGAATAACGTAGTTTATTGTAAAAAGATTCTTCCTAATGATGTCACATTAGTTATTCCAAGATTTGATTGGGTTTCAACGACAACATATACCCAATGGGATGATACCCTTGAAATGAAAGGAACTAATTTCTATGTGGTTACTGATGAAAATAAAGTTTATAAATGTCTAAGCAATAATTCTAATAATATCGCCCCATCAATTTCATTAATTAAACCAACCGGAAATTCTCTTGATCCAATTGTTCTTGCTGATGGGTATATTTGGAAGTATATGTATGAGATTCCAAATTTCAAAGTCAATAGATTTTCCACAACCAATTATATTCCTGTTCAGAAAGCAATGACCGATTCATTTTATAATAATGGGTCGATTGATTCTGTTTCTGTTTTGGAATCTGGTTCAGGTTATGTTGATCTTGCTGAAACTACCCTTTCTGTTTCTGGTATTGGAACGGGGGCAATTCTGATTCCGAAAATTTCAAGATCAACTGGTTCTATTGTAGATGTTTACATTGAAGATGCTGGAACCGGATATAATAATTCTACCACAATTTCAATAAATGTTCCATTGGGAACTGTTGTTGATGGATTATATTCTGGAAATTCTTCTGCAATCTTGGAAGCAGTAGTAGATGCAGGATCGATTAAACGGGTCTTAGTTCGTGATCCTGGGGTTGGTTACCCCTATGATACCAGCACCGTAATTCAAGTGACTGGGGACGGTTCTGGGACTGTTCTAAGCCCTGTTATAGACACTTCTGGGGCTATTGTTGATGTTGTTGTTGATGAAGTGGGGTCAGGTTATACCAACATGGAAATCACCGCAATTGGTTCTGGATCGGGGGCGATTCTTTATCCTGTTTATGCTGCATCAGAAATAATTTCTGATCAATCAATTGTTGAGCAGAATTGTGTTGCTGGGGCTATCTATTCCATCAAAATGACCAATGCTGGAACTGGTTACACCAATATGACTACAGTTCAGATTGTTGGGGATGGTAACGGGGCTGTTGCAACAGCCACTGTTCTTGATGGTATGATCACAAAGATTACAATGAATGTTGGTCAATATGGTCAGAATTACACATATGCATCTATCATCATTACTGATTCGACAAGATCAGATTTAATGGGATACGAAAATGCTGCTGCATATGCAATATTTCCTCCTTATAAAGGTCATGGTTTTGATGCTGTTGCTGAATTGTACTGTGACACGATTGGAATGGTTTCGTCTTTGAGAACAGATAATCTCCTGACAAGATACAGTCAAGACTTTAGACAGTTTGGATTGATACATCAACCATCTAATATCGGAACCGATAAGATTTCAACCGCAGATTATGATTTCAATGTGTTTGAAGTTGTTCTTAATAATACGATTGGAATGATCGTTGACGAAATTCTGATGATTGGAACTTATGTTTATCGGGTGGTGTATTTTGAAGGTAATACAGTACATCTTCAACAAATGAATTCTAATTATCATATTCCATCAGGTACATTAACAGCAACGGATAATTCAGGAAGAACATATATCGTATCTTCTGTACTTTCAAATCCTATTCTAAATAAGTATAGTGGTGATCTTTTGTATATTTCAAATGAACCCCCGTTCGTATTTTCAAATGTTCAAGGTATTACTGTTAAAACTTTCATTCGGTTCTAAAAATGACAAAAAATTTAAATGTTGCCCCTTATTATGATGATTTTGATGAATTTAAAAACTATCATCAGATTTTGTTTCGTCCGGGTACGTCTGTTCAAGCAAGAGAACTAACCCAAGTTCAATCTATTCTGAAGAATCAGATTGCTAAATTTGGGAATCATGTTTTTCAACAAGGATCAATTGTCATTCCTGGTAATTCTATGGCTGAATTATCAGTTCCATATATTACCCTGAATCCAACAGTTGATCTTTCGAATGTGGTTGGTAAAATTGCATATGGGGTAACATCAGGGGTAAAGGCGATTGTCAAAGCGTCAGCAACATTAACCCTAACTGAACCTGATACATTATATCTGAATTATATTTCGGGGGGTATCATTGCTGATGAACCAACAGGGTTCAATGAATTTCAGATTGGGGAATCTATTCAGATTCAAGATTCTGTTGGGACAGTTCTTAAAACATTTGTAATGGCGACAAAGGGTCTTGGTTCATTGGTTCATATCAATGATGGGGTTTATTATGTGAATGGAACATTTGTTTCTGTTTCTAAACAGACTATCATCATTAGTAAGTATAGCAATACCCCATCATGTAAAGTTTTGTTACAAATTAGCGAAACATTTGTTACGTCTGATTCTGATGCAAGTCTTCTTGATCCAGCCCAAGGTTCATATAACTTTGCTGCCCCCGGTTCAGATCGTCTAAAGATTTCTTTGACTCTGACTACTTTACCATATGATTCAGTAATCACGGATGATTATGTTGAAATCATGCGGTTGAATCTGGGGGTTATTGAAGAACATGCAAGAACCCCAAAATACAATGAATTAGAAAAAAGTTTGGCCCGAAGAACATATGATGAATCTGGGGATTACGTTGTTTCTGGATTGGTTGGAAAAGCAAGAGAACATCTTAAAGAACGGGGTAATGGGGGATTGACCGCATCTGGTTCAAGATCAAACTTTGTACTTTCTGTTTCATCTGGAAAAGCATACGTTGGGGGATTCGAAACTGAAAAATTAGCCCAGACTGATGTTGTTCTTCCTAAAGCAAGAACTGCTGAACATACCAAAGTAAAATACATTGATATGCGCCCAACATTTGGTCGTTATATCTTGATTTCTGATCTAACAGGCAATCTTTCCATTAGAACAAAACAATCTATTGACCTTTGGAATGTATCATCCACTACTGGGGGAGATAAGATTGGAACAGCAAGGGTTCAGGCGATTGATTATCATATTGGGGCTCCAAATTTACATAAAACAATTTATAAACTTTGGGTTACTGATGTAGTTTTTGATGCGACATTTACGATGGATGATGTTGGGGGAATCCGAGCATCTGGTATTACTGCTATCGTTTGTCAAATTCTAAATGCTCCCTTGGGTTCTGGTTCATTTACGGTTACATCTGATCTTGTTGCTGATAATACCGTTTATGTTGGGGCATCTGGTTCCCCAACCAGAAAAGCATCAATCAGGTATTGGGATTATATCATGGGAGAATTGTATGTTCACAAAAGTGATTCGACAAAATCTACCCCAAGATCAGGGGATTTGATTGTTGATACTGGAACATCTGTTTCAACGATTGTCAAGAATAGATTGACCTATTTTTCAACAGGAACCCCAATTGCCATTTTCCCAATTCCGGTTTCTAACACAAAATCATTGACTAATGGATCAAATGTTGTCGATTCAAGTTATACTGTCTGGAAAGAATTGACTTTGACAACAAACAGTTCAGGAATCGGTTCTGTTAGTACGACTGGGACTTTACGGGCAATTAATGTTGGAACTTTCTTAGCGTTTGACTCAAATGGGGTAGTTCCAAGTACATTGTTTGATGTACTCGGGTCAAATACTTTATCATTTGATGGACAAGGAAATTTTCTATCGACAAACATTACATGTTTTGCTATTGTTGATAAAGATGCAGTTCCAGCAAAAACAAAAACTTTGACTGATTTAAATGAACTTATTTCAAGTCCAGCAAGAACTGTTGTTACCCTACCATTTACTGATATCTATACAATTACATCGATTAAGGATTCGTTAAATGTAGATTTTCTATCCCATTATGTTGTAAACAATGGACAGACTGATTATTCATACAATCGGGGAACATTAACCCTAAAGACTAATGCCCCAACCCCAACTGGAAACATTACTGTCATTGGTAAGTATTTTGTCCATGGGGGAGGTGATTTCTTTACGGTGGATTCATACAAGAACAATGTTGGGTATGAAGATTTTACCTTATCGTATAAGAGTATTTCATCGGGTACTGTATTTGACCTAACTAATTGTGTTGATGCAAGACCATCAAGTAACTATGGGGATAGTAATTTCACCAATGCTACTTCCCTGATTGATATTTTGGTTGGGGATGAACTATTTTCATCATCAGTTCAATATTACGTTCCAAGATATGATTTAGTAACCCTGAATAAGAATGGCGTTCTTTCTGTCATCCAAGGAACCCCATCGGAAACCCCAAAGGTTCCTGTTACGCCCGTGAATGCCTTGGCAACAGAATATTTCTTTGTTCCTGCTTATACTGCATCAGTTTCTGATATACGTCGATATAGATTAGCGGTTGATCGTTATACAATGAAAGACATTGCTGCATTGTCCAATCGCATCACAACATTAGAAGAATATTCAACTTTGAATGCAGTTGAATCTACCGTTGTTAATCTGGAAGTTCTTGATGCTGCAACTGGATTATCAAGGTATAAAACTGGATATTTGGTTGAAAATTTTGATACCCCATTCCAAATTGCAGATGCAAATTCAAACCAATTCAAAGCTACTTTTGATAAGGGGTATTTGATGCCAGCAATGGAAAAAATGGATTGTGTTGTTACTTTGAATACTGGATTGTCTAATCATTATATGAATACAAATGGTAAACTTTCATTACCATATTCAGAAGTAGTTTATGCCCAACAACCATTGTCATCAAGGGTAACGAACATCAATCCATTCTTGATCATTAAATGGAATGGTATTTTGACATGTACCCCAAATAATGATTATTGGGTTGATATGATTGATCTACCAAGTATTTTTAATGAAGTGACAGAAACAGTTGTGGTCAATCGTTGGGTTACCCCCCCTGATACAACAAATTTTGGGGGTTCTAATGGGTCATTTAATCAGGGATTTACTGATCAACAGGCGGTAATGGATGGGATTACTGGATTAATTGGTCTTAATGATGGATGGGGTACGTTGGGTACTACTCAAGATGCATTAAGTGGATTAATTGGTCTTAATGATGGGTTTGGAACCATGGGAAGTACAAATGATGGAAACGCGCCATCTGGCGAAACCAATAATAGTGCTGGTGGACTTAGTGGTCTAGGTAATACGTTTGGTTAAATAATAAAACTTTAAAGAAAACACTATGGTAACCCGTACAGAATCAACCCGAAATCTTGTTAGTCTTCAATCAATTGCATTCATTCGCCCAATTGTTCTTACGTTGTCTTTGACAGATGCAAGACCAAATACGGCCCTGAATGTATTTTTTGATACTGATAATGTGAATCATCTTGTAAATTCAGGAACAACTGTATACACAGATTCTGTTGGATTTGCAAGTATGACATTATCTATTCCAGGGGGAACATACACAACTGGAACAAAATCTATTGTTGTTACCGATGCTGCATCATTAGATGATTTAGACCAACTTGGTTCAATTTCTGGATCGGCATCTGCTGTATTTTCATCAACTGGAATCACCGAATTATATCAGACTACAGTAACCACAACAACTACAAATACT